CCCTTGTCCGTGCTGATGAGCGTGAGCAAATAATGGACGAATGGTGGATGTGTGTTCAGTCCGACCTTGAGCATGGCGTGAAGTCATTGAACGAAAACGCAGCAGCTAAGTGGAACAAAGAGTACCCAGAGATTGCGAAGTTTGGCGCATGGCTGGCAGCAAGGGGCAACACATGAACCTAGCCCGTTACATGCAACGTGTTGACAAGGACGGTGTCACCTACTACCGATACAACCCACCCGCTGATGCTGTTGAAGCAGGCATTGTCAAGCGCATCAAGATAGGCACAAGCCTTGTCGATGCTGTCAACTATTGCAACGAACAGAACGAATTGATGGATGAGTGGAGGCAGCATCACCGCTACCTCAAACATTTGACAGACAAGTCAACCGTCAACGATCTAACCAAGAGCTATATCAACAGTCTTGAACATGGCAGACTTGGTATAAAGACACGAGCAGACTACGCTTACTACCTCAAGCAATGGTATCAAGACCGCACAGCAGGGCAGGTGTTGCTGCACACAAGGCTTGGTAGTTTGACAACACCGATGTGTCAACAAATCTATGATGCACATGCAAGCAACAGTGTTAGCTTAGCCAATCATTCACTGGCTGTCTACCGCCTGTTGTTTAGCTATGCTATTCGCAATGGATTCTGCACCTTCAATCCCTTCACCAATGTGAAGCGACAGACAGACCGACCACGCCGCACAGTGTGGACGAAGGAACACATCAAAGCTTTCATGGCTACAGCCTTCAGCAAGTATGAATGGCGAAGCATTGGCCTCATTGTGTACACTGCCTACTGTGCAGCGCAACGTCTTGGTGACATGCGTATGTTGACATGGGACAACTATGACATCAACACAGGGGTGTTGTCGTTGGAGCAGAGCAAACGCAGAGCTAGGGTGGCTATACCACTACCGAAAGACTTGCAAGAGATGCTAAAGCAACAACACCTTGACCTGTCATGGCAACCCTATATAATGCCAGCTTCAACGAAGGGTAGGCCCAAACCCTACAGCTTGCAGCAGTTGAGTAAGGTGGGCAAGGTTGTGATGCAAGAGGCTGGATTGCCTGATGAGTTGCAACTTATGGACTTACGAAGGACAGCCATCACCGAGATGGTTGAAGTTGGTGTTGCTCTCACAAACGTCATGGCCTTGAGTGGACATGCGACAGTGCATAGCCTTACACCGTATGTCAAACACACATTGAAGAGTGCTACAGTGGCACAGGAATTAAGAGGAATGGTATGAGCGCTTGGCTTATCGCAACTATCGGTGTCGTGTACGCCGTCATCGCAATTGATCTGTTGCTCAAGGGCAACACAGGACTTGGCTTAGCCTTTGTTGGCTACGCCATTGGTAACATCGGACTCACTATGGAAGCAATGAAACTATGACAACAGCAAAACTTATTTGGGCAACACCAGACGCCGACAAACACATCGGCTATTGCGCCCGTGTCAGTAATCCCGGCAACCAAGACAACCCCAACGTTGCAGGGCTGCTTAATTATTGTGCAAAGAATGCTCACTGGTCTGTGTTTGAAATGGCAAGTGTCTGCATTGAAGTGTCCACCACCCGTGACATTGCACGACAGATACTCAGGCACAGAAGCTTTAGCTTCCAAGAATTTAGCCAGCGTTATGCTGACGTTGCATACCTCGGTGATTGGGCAGTGAGGGAATGCCGATTGCAAGATACAAAGAATCGTCAGAACTCTTTGCAGACTGATGACGAAGCGCTCGACCAATGGTGGAAAGATGCACAACAGGATGTGACAGATGTGGCTGAAGCTCTCTACTCATTGGCCCTGCACAAAGGTATTGCTAAAGAGCAGGCTCGTGCTTTGTTGCCTGAAGGATTGACACCGTCTAAGCTGTATGTCAATGGCACTATGCGTAGCTGGATTACATTCCTGCAAGCACGACTTGATGTGGCTACACAGAAGGAACACAGGCTGGTGGCACAGGATGTGCTGGCTGTGTTGCGTGATGTTGCACCTGTTACTATGTCTGCCTTCTTTAAGGAATAAGAATGACCTGCAATTGCTCACCACTTTCCCCCTTCCACTGGAAGGAACATCCCCGCCCCTCCATCTTCGCTAACGATCCCTTCTTCAAGGGTACGCAGTCAGGCAAGACAGCATCACAGATCAGCACAGACGTTGTCAAGCGTAAGCGCGATGAAGGTGTGCAGATGGGGACAATCTATGGACTCAACAAAGAACGTGATGAAGCTTTGCTGCATGCCAAACGCTTCCATGTTTTCAGCAAGGCTGGAACTAAATGAGTTTCATCCGCACTCACGTTGCCTGTCCTGCTTGTGGTAGCAGCGATGGTGCATCAATCAATGCGGACGGCAGTACCTACTGCTTTGTCTGTTCAGTATTAACCCCCGGTACAGAAGGAATAGAAGTGATCGAACCCATTACAGAACCTGTCAAGGACATGAGCTTCACCAAAGCTTTCGCTACAGGTGTGCCAGTGTCTGTGTCAGAAAGACGCATCACCAAAACAACGATGGAGAAGTATGGTGTTGTTCGTGACAACAGCAAATACTACTTCCCCTATTACGACAAAGACTCTGTGCTGGTGGCAGCAAAGGTCAGACCCGTAGACCGCAAAGACTTCAGCGCTGTCGGTAGCTGGAAGGCTGCAACACTGTTTGGTCAAAACCTGTTCCCCTCTGGTGGCAAGTATTTGACAATCACTGAAGGCGAGTTCGATGCACTGGCTGCATTCCAAATGACAGGGTCGAAGTGGCCTGTAGTGTCTATCAGGAATGGTGCAGCTTCAGCATTGAAAGATTGCAAAGCCAACTACGAATACATTGATAGCTTCGACACTATTGTGATTTGTTTTGACAGCGATGAACCGGGATTAAAAGCAGCCAAAGAAGTTGCTGGCATCTTTGGTAGTAAGGTTAAGATCGTCAAGCATGACCCCGCCTACAAAGACGCATGCGATTACTTGGCTGATTCAAAAGAATCTACCTTTGTCAGTCGCTGGTGGTCGGCAGAGACCTTTACTCCTGATGGTTTGATCAATGGTGAAAGCCTTTGGGAAGACATCAAGAAGCCCCGCCAGAAGCCTGACGCACATTGGCCCTACGCCACCCTTGATGAGATGCTCTGCGGCCTGCGTAAGCGTGAGCTTGTCACTGTTGCTGCTGGTACAGGGCAAGGTAAGAGTACGTTTCTGCGTCAGATCATTCACCACTTGCTGATGACAACGGATGACAAAATCGGCTGCGCTTTCCTTGAAGAATCTCCATCACGTACAGCACAAGGCATCATGTCTATCGAGGCAATGAAGGCACTGCATTTACCTACCACTGAGTACACAGAAGAAGAACTGCGTAACGCTTTTGATAAGACGATGGGTACTGGACGTGTGACAATGTTCAGTCACTTCGGAAGTCTTGACATTGATAACGTCATTGCTCGTCTTCGTTGGATGGCTAAGGGTATGGGTTGTAGCTGGATCATTCTCGACCACTACCAAATGATCTTGTCTGGTATGGACACCGACGAACGTAAAGGTCTGGACATGCTGCTCACCAAGCTGCGTACATTTGTTGAAGAGACAGGTGTCGGTTTGTTTGGTGTCTCACATACTCGACGTGAGAATGGTACTAGAGGTGCAGAGAATGGAGCCGAGATGACATTGTCTTCTCTGCGGGGCACAGCAGGTATCGCTCAACTGTCTGATGCTGTCATCGGACTGCAACGTGATCAGCAGCATGATGATCCTAAAGTCCGTAACACTACGTGTGTCAGGCTACTCAAGTCGAGATTTACAGGTGAGACAGGACCAGCAGGATTTTTGTTATTCGACAAGGATGCTCAGCGCTTGATTGAGATTGACGATCCTACTGGTGGTGAAGACGTACTGTAAAATAGATTTTGCTGTTTAGGTTCTTTAGTGTTATACCTACGTTACTTAACTAGGAGTAACTATGCCGACTAAAGAGCAGAAACGAGAGTACAACCAAGCCTACTATGCGAAGTACAAAGATAGACTTAAGCAAGATAGTATCGACTACTACCATGATCATAAAGAAAAGGTTCTAGCTGCGGCGCACGCATACCGTGATGAGAATCGAGAAGTTATCAAGGAAAAGGGTAGAGAATACTATCGACGCAATCTTAAGAATCGACTTGTCAATGCGGCCAGAGCTAGGTCTAAGAAGTCTGGTGTTGAGTTCGACTTGACAGCAGACGACTTTGAAATACCCGACAGGTGTCCATTGTTAGACATTGAGTTGTACGTAGCTGATGGTAGAAAGACAGTCAAGTACAACTCAGCTAGTCTTGACAGAATAGATTCATCAAAGG